GTCGATCAACAGATCCAACCGGCCGCCGTCGGTCAGATCGGTCTGCAGCTCGTTGGTGTCGGTGACGATCGTGCCGGTCTCGGTCTTGACGGCGGCGACGTCGGCACTGACCGAGGCGCCGGCCGGGGCGCCGAGGCGGGCGAAGGCATCGCCGGTCTGGACGGTGTGGCCGTCGAGGGTGTTGACCTTCGTGACGTCACCGTCGGATTCGATACCGAGGGCCGGGAAGTTTGGCGGCGTGGTGTAGAGCGTCGCCGGACAGCCGATGACCTGGATGTCGGCGGTGGAGCTGGCCGGGCAGATCAAGAGTAGAGCGCCGTTGGTCTCGGTCTGGGAAAGGTCGAAGACGTAGTAGCCGTCCTCCAGTTCCGTGGGGTTGGTGTCGTCGACGGCGTTGGCGGCGCCGCCGTCGATCCGGAGGTTGGCGGTGATGTTGGCCGCGTCGCCGGTCTTGGGCGTGTTGTCGGTGCGGTCGAAGGCGAAGACAATCCACTGTTGGCCCGCTACGTTCTTCTGCATGGGTCAGCCCACCATTCTGGAGTAATAGGGACAGGGGACAACGGCCGGGGGCGTCACGCCGCCGGCGGCGGCCGTCCAGAGTTCGATCGGGTCGCGGTGGTACAGTTGGTGCTGATGGCGATAGAGGCATTCGATCTCAGAGGCGGCGAGGGCGCGGTCGAATAGCTTCAGGTCATGCAGATCCCCTCCAAAAAACAGAATGGGTGTCGCGTCCAGCGATTGACAGCCCATTACCACGTCAGCACTGGAGGCATATAAACTGGAGGGAATGGCTGCCGAGAGCGTCGCGTTGACCTTTACAGCATCGACGTAGATGTCCAAGCGCCCCGGCTCGTAGACGCCTGCAATCATATAGGTCTGGCCACCGATCAGGGTTTGCGATGACTGGCGGTAGGTCGGGTTTGTGCCATCACCAGAAACACCCATATAGGGACGTGCAACGCCGCCATAATGAGAAGATACTTTCCACTGGTATTTGGCCCCGGAATCCGAGCCCCACTTGCCCACAATGGTCGGATACGAGGTGTCGGACATCGGGTACGTCACCACCGCGATGACGGTCAAGGCGTCGCTCCAACTGAGCTCGCCGCCGCAATTGACGTATGAGGTCGATCCATCGAACGACAGGCCAGTCCCCACCGCGCGAGTCACCCACGAGGTATTCGTCGCAGCCCCATGGACCCCGTTCCCGGTCAGATCGTAGACAGTGTGACCGGCCCCCTCACTCATTGGGTAGCAGCTGCTGAGGCCGCGGGCCACGGGGTAACCCCTCTGGAGACGCGACCAGTATGGCGGCTTGATCAGGCTCATGACGTGGCGATCTCGTAACGGCAGTAACGGGCTTGGACCTCGATGTCGAAGGTGTCGGTGGCGCCCGAGGACTGCAGGGCAAAACGGTAGTGGCCGGGGCCGAAGGATGGATCGATCGTCATCGAGAAGATGTCCGCCGAACCGTCGGACGGGACCGTCATCGACCAGACGGCGATCTCGTCGCCGACCCAGGAACTGTCGCGCCGCTTGTAGAGCGTCAGGACCAGATCATCGGTCGTGCCGGAACCGTCGAATTTGAAATCGATCACCGCGTGGGTCTTGGCGGTCAGGTCGATGTCGCTGGTATAGCCGTCGCTGTCACTGACCGGCGCGGTGTTGTCCAGGTCGGCATCGGAGCCGGAGTAGAGATTGGTCTTGTACAGCTCGGTGTCGGCGGCGTCGTATTTATATTGCGGATAGTTGGCCATGGCGATGTCACCTCATCGGGGCATGCGTTTGACGATCTCGTTTTCGGTTTCGATGTAAAGGGCCCGCACGACGCGGCGCCGGCCCACGCGGGCGACCTCGGCGGCGATCTCGGGGTTCTCTTTCCAGGCGTCCTCGATCGCCGGGCCGCGCACGACCATGACAGGGAAACGGGGGGCCAGGCCGGCCGGCCACTCGGCCTCGCGCCACGTCAACTGCTTGCCCTCTCTATCGAGCGGCGCGCGCATCCTCGCGGTCCGGCGCGAGGGCGGGATGAACGCCCGGGGCAACCGGACCGTGCGGCCGAAGAGACGGGGCACGTTGACACCGCTGCTCGTCGTCCGCTGGACCGGGATATCGGTCCCGAGAAAGAAGGTGCTGCGCCCGGCGACGATCGAGGCTTCCCACTTGATGTTCTTGGCGCGGTTGGCGAAGAGGCGCTTCTTCAGCAGGCTCTTCTTGATCGGCAGGGCCTGGCCGACGCGGCGGACGGCGAGGTTGTAGACGCTGCCGGGGTCGCGCTTGGCGACGACGGCCTTGTTCAAGGCGCGGGGCACAATGCGATTGAGCGCCTTGGGGATCCCGCGCACACGGGCGGCGACGGCGTCTAGCGTCGCCTGATCGAACTGAATAGAGGCCAGTTGACCACCTGCCATCATCAAACTCCAATCCCCGCATCCCCGGCCACGGCAACGGCCGCCGCAGGAAACGCATCACTGCACTTGAAAGACCACCAGGGCCGGGCTCTGGTGGATCGGCTTGACCAATCGCATCGACACCGTCGGGCCGCCCAGGCAGCGCGGCAACGTCACGGTGTCGCGATTGGTCCAACTCGCCAGGGCGATGCCGTCGGTCGCATCGTTGAGCACCTGGATCGCCGTCTCGATACGCGGGCTGCGCGTGTCCTTGTCGAAATAGGAACCGTCCCGGTAGACGATGGCGGTGATGTCGCCACCGCCGCCGCCGGCCGGCGCGTACGTCACCGTCTCGCCCAGCCGGCGCAGCATCGTCGCGGCGTCCGCCGCCATCATCGTCTCCAGGGCCGTCTCCATCGGTTAGGTACTCAGCGTCGCGTGCGCGGCGTATTCCCACCGGGCGAAGCCGACGTTCTTGCGGGTGTAGGCCTTGGCGGTCACCTTGTTGTTGAGGCGGTAGTGCTCGCTGTTCTGATCGAGCGCCGTGATCTCCAGCGGCACTTCCTCCTGGATCGCGTAAGGCTTGACCGTGCCGTCGGTGCGGTAGACGTCGAACTCGGCCGTGTAATCGAGCAGGCCGTTGGCGGCGATCGAGATATTAAAGCCGTCGGCCCGCAGGCTGGCGATCGTGTTCGTGTCGCCGGAATTGACCGTGCTATTGACCACCGCGGGCACCAGGTACTGCCACAGCGCCGGGCTGGTCATCACCAGGAAGTCCCGGGCGTTGGAGTTCATCAGTTTGCCCTGGTCGTTCTTGAACGTGAGCATGTGGGCGATCATGCCAAGGATCGCCTTGACCGCCTCAGTGGAGGTGGGCTTGGCCGCCGCCGTGACCTGCAGGGCCGCGACCGTCGTCTTGGTGACGAGGTTTTTCTGCGTGCCGCTCTTGCCAGAGGAGTGGTTGGCGGCGAAGAAATTCTTGCCGTCGTAGGCCAGGCCCTTGGTGGAGGTGTCGCCGTAGAGCATCAGGTCGCTGATCAACTCGATCTCGTGGTTGTTGCACTGCTCGGCCCAGTCGCGGGTGCGAACCAGAGAGATCTGGCCGGTCTTGTCCCGCTCGATGCTCTCACGCTTGAACTCCAGGCCGCTATCAAACGTCTTGTTGCGGATGGTCAGGTCGTATTCGGGCAGCTCCTCGGAATGCTTTTCGCCCTTGACCTCGGTCAGTCCGGGCGGGCTGCCGAGCCAGCCGTAATGCTCGTCGGCCGAGTCGCTGGTGAATCGATAGCAGAGCCGGTCGAGCCAGGGGGCCCGCAACGTTTCGATGGCGGCCAGGAAGGCGCCGCGAATGCCGCGTTCGGTGATGATCCTCATCGTCGTTCTCCTGCTTGATCAGGGGCACAAGGCCCGGTCGATTGCGTGCGGGCAAAAGAAAAGCGGCCGCACGGGAGGCGATAGGCCCCTATGCAGCCGCTTTAGCTTTTCGTGGCGTCTGTCTGTCCACCCGTCGGTGTCGAGACGCACCCGCATGTTATTCAGTTGTCGAAAACACTAGCCTTCCTGGATGGCGTACATCCAGTCTTTGGTGACCGTGAAGTCGTCGGCCGCCGCGCCCTTGAGCGCGAAGGTCGGCTGGAAGATCTTGGCCGTCGGGAAATCGGCGGCGGCAATGTCGACCGCACTGATCGCGGTGCCGGTGGCGACGCCGTCGACGTAGCCCTGGATCGTCTCGCCGTCGCAGTACAGCTCGAGCACGTTGTAGGTGTCGGCCACCTGCGTGACGTAGTCGTCGTCGTGCTCGTTCTGGGCCTGGCCGGTCTCGTCGTACACCAGGTCGATCTTGTCGCCGTCGCCTTCCTTGACCTGGAAGCCGATCGAGCCGTCGGCCTGGAGCGTGCCGCCGTCGGCGATCAGGTTGCCGACCAGGGGCTGGCCGAGCATTAGGCCGGCGAACCAGCCCGCCTTGCTGTCGGTCAGTATGCTCTGCTTGATCCGGACACCGAAGGCCCACGGATTGCCGCCGGAGACGACAATCGGGCAGGCCCACTGGCCTTCGACCGTCTGGTTGTCGGTCGTACAGAAACTCAGCAGCTCGCCGATCGCCGTGATGCCGAGCGAGAGTTGCTCGGTCGGCGTCTTGCCGCCGGCGGTGGCGGCGTAGGTCGCGTCGATGAACCGCACGTCCGGCAGGCCGCCGTTGGTGAAATCGGTGAACAGGCACGAGCCGGCCATCGGGTTGGCCAGCAGCTTGGCCAGGTTGAAGTTCTTCAGGATCGCCAGGGACGGCAACTGCACCGCCGTGCGGCCCCGGGCGGCGATCGCCACCGGGTCCCACATCCCCGTATCGAATTCCACGATCGCGGTATCGGTGGTCACGTAGCGATCGACGCGCCCGACGGGACTGTTGCCGCCGGGCGTCAGGGTCAACGTCTCGGCGTCCGAGGCAAACACCGTCTCGCCCACATCGGTCACGGCGACGCCGCTGAGCGTCACCTGCAAACGGTAGCGGCCCCGCAGTCGCGTGATGTTGTGATCCCCCGCCGAGCCGGCCGAATTGTCGTAGTATTCCTGGGAGTGCCCGATGAAGCGGTCGCCGGCGACGAGTTGACGGGCGTAGCCGGCGCTGTCGCCGAGCAGCTTGCCCTCATAAATGGCCGCCGCGCTCTGCGGGTACTCGCTTTGCTCGCCACGCACGTGGTGCAGGGTCGAGTTCGCTGTCAGTGACATAGGATTTCTCCTTTTCTTGCGTTACGCATCAAGGCGTCGGTCAACATCGGCCAACACCGTCTCAGGTTGCCGGTTAACCGCGGTCGGCCTCCACCGCCTTGACGTACGCCTGCACCGTGTCGAACTCCTCGTGCAACGCCGGCGTGGCGGCGAAGTGAGCCTTCAGTTCGTCCTCGGTGGCGGTGGCCTCGTTGAAGGTTGCGGGGGCGTCTTCGGCGGGCGGCTGGGCGGCGAACTCGGCGACGGCCGGGTCCTCGGGGGCTCTGCCCGGCTCGCTCTTGGTCGGCGCGGCCTGGAGCTTCGCGGTCAGCGCGGTGTTGGCGGCCGACAGCTTCTCGATCCGGGCGCCCTGGGCCTCGGTGACGCTCTTGCCGGCGGCGAAGCATTGGACCAGCAGCTCGGCGTCGTCGCCGCAGGCGCCCTTGAGGGCGACGAAGCGCTCGGTCTCGGATTGGACGCCCGCCTGGAAGATCTCCTGGTAGAGATCCGGGTGGTCGGCCTGGAGCGTGGCGGCGGTCAGCGCGGGGGCGGCCGCCGGGGTTGCGCTTTTTGTGGGCATTTCGTTCTCCTTATCCTGAAGGGAAAATGTCACAGTCTGTCGATCGTCGGCCGCATACGCCGCCGATTCGGTGTTACTGAAGGCGCCGAAGACGCAGGCGCTGATCTCCTCGATACGGGCCTTGCGGAACACGGCGCCGGGACCTCTGAGTTTCTTGCCATTGACCTCGACACTCGCACCGTCGGCCACCTGCTCGACGATCTCGGGGATCACGCGGAGCGAGGCCTGGAACGGGAAGCCGCCGGCCATATCTTCCCTGACCTGGGTCGCGTCGGCGTTGCTCAGGAACGGGCCGGAGATCGCGACCTCGGGCTCGAGCTGCTGTGTCTCGGAGTAGGTCAAGCGCTTGGAGGTGTTGTGGTCGATCAGACCGGGCACGCGCTTCTTGGCAAAGCCCAGGCCCGCCATGTCGAGCGCCAGCTTGCCCCAGTACCAGTGCTTGATGATGTCGCCGCGATAGCCGACCAGGCGGACGTTGTTTTTGGCGTCCTCGGCGGCGAAGGTCACGGCGTCGGGGCAGGCGAACTGACAGGCGGCGGCGGGCACCTCCGACTGGCCCTGCCAGGGTTGGAGTTGTGTGGCCTCGGACGGCATCAGGCGGCCTCCTTATCGGTCTGGTCGATCGGCTTGTCGTTGGCCGTCAGACCAGCTTTCTCTTCGGTTTGGCGGTCCTCGACCTGCCTGGCAACTTCGTCTTCGTAGTCGACGCCACGGCGGCGGGTGATCTCGCTCTTGGAGATCGTGCCGTTGGCCAGGTCGATCTTGTCGGCCTGGGCGTCCATCTTGCGATCGGCGCTCGGCCAGGTCTTGCAGATCACATCGGTGCGGTAGCCGTCGGCCCGCTCTTTGAGCTTGCCGCTGCGGATCTTCTCGGCCAGCCACCAGCCATGCAGACGACGGACGGTCGGCTTGATCGCGAAGGTCTGCTCGCGGTGCCAGGTGCTCTCGACGACGCGCATCGCGATGCGCATGTTCATGTAGGTGGCGCCGCTGAAATCGCCGGTGATGAAACTCAAGGGCATGCACAGCGGCCGGCCCATCAGCATCATGATCTTGGTGGTGAACATGTCGAACGCCGCCGGCGGACGGTTCGGGGTCACGCTGGTCACCTGGCCCTCGGGCATCGTGACGATGCCGCCGGCCTGCAGCTTGACGACGCCGGTCCCTTCGTCGGTCTTGCCGCCGGAATAGTTGCCCTTGGTCGAGGGCGGGATGATCCGGTTGTGGTTCTTGCCGGTGATCACGAGGGAGAGCATCGCGCCCATCGTCGCGGCCCAGAGTTCGGCGTCGAAATATTTGTGGCTCATGTTAAACAGCTTGACCGACGGGGTCAGGACCGGCTCGCCGCGGGTCAGGCTGCAGCGCTTCGGGTTGCGGACGTGGATCACCCGCTCGGCCGGATAACTCTTCCAGTTGCGGCTCTCGACGTAGCCCCACTTGTTGGGCTTGCCGATGTAGTAGCCGACGGGTCGGCCGTTCTTCTTGCTCTTGGCCACGCCGTTGACCACATCGAAATGCTGGGCGTCCTTACCGCCGAACGGCGTGCCGACCCGGTCGCCCTCGATGCACTGCGGGCCGTCGTCGGTCCGCACGAGGAAGAAATCGCCGTCGCGGTAGTACGATTGGGAGGCCATGTGCATCAGCTTGGGAAAGGAGAATTCGCCGGTGACGTCACAGCCCCGTTCGGTCATCTCCTCGCGCCACAGATCGTTGTGCCGATCGTCCCAGTCCTTATCGCCGGTGGTGGCGCGGACGCTGACGGCGTCGCCGACGATGAAATCGGTGTGGATGTCCAGCAGGGCCGAGCCGAGCGAGTCGTTGGCGCCCAGCCAGCGGGCGGTGTCGCGCAGCCGGGCGAGCGTCGTCTCGTCCATCTCCAGATCGGCCGGGCCGGAATGGAGGTTCCGCATAAGGTTGGCCCGCTCGTTGTCGAGAGCCTCGTAGCTACTGGAGGCGAACTCGCTGCGGTGCCGCTCGCTCTGGCGGTTGTGGTACCAGGCGGGACTGGCCACGTAGGCGAGAGAATCGACGAACCGGGCCAGTTTTTCACTCGTCCGGTTCATAGCTCGACTACCTTGTAGCCGGGGGTGTCGTCCAAGGCGGTCTCGCTCTTGAGTTCAGCACGGATCTTGTACAGGTCGGTCAGGGAGTGTTTGACGAACCGGTTGCGGCCGTCGGAATACTCGCTGACGGTCCCGGCCAGAATCGCCGCGATGGCCTCTTCGACCAGGTCGAGTTGTTGGGCTGCGGTATACGCCATAGCCTGACAATACCGCAACATGTGGGAACCGCGAAGGGGGTCGATACCACTGAGTGGTATGGAGTTGAAGTTTTTTTTTGCCCTTCGAATAGGTCCTATAGGGCCTATAGGACCTATTCCGGGTGGTAATTCATCTCGATGCTCTTGAAGTTGTTGCCGCATTTGCGGCAGGCGTGACGCCGCATCGGGACGCTGTGACTGTCGATCGTGGGGCAATCACCGGAGCCACACCTGGGGCAATGCACGGACCACCACTCAACGCAGCCGGGATCGTCGTCGGTCGGCGGGCGACGCTCGCGCGGCTGGGGCTGCCGGTACGGGAACGGAGGCAGACCGTCGAACAAATCCATCAGCCGGCCCCCGGAAAGCGCGGCAGGCCGGCGGTCAGATCGTCGCCGCCCGGCGCGCGGGCCGGCGCCGGGGCCGGCGGCACGTACTCGCCCAACTCGCCGACACCGACGATCTCGGCGGCCACGGCGCCGTAGACCAGCAGGTCCCAGACGTGGTTGGGCAGGTGCTTGGCCTTGGGCACCCAGATCGTCCCGCCGTTCTGACTCTTCGGATCGTCGATCGAATGCTCGGCGACCAGGTGGGCCAGGACGTCGTCGGTAATATCGCCGGGTAGATGGTAGTAGCCCGGGCCCGGGCGCACCGTCTTGAACAGTTGGCGGAAGAGCCGATCTTTGAGCCGATTGACGTTCAGATCGTAGCGGATGAGCTGCTCGTCGACCTTGTGCCGCCGGTAGGTCGAGCCGGTGACGTGACGCGAGCCGGCCACCGGCCAGAGGCGGTCGAAACCGCCGGCCCGGCGGCCGCGCACCCAGTCGATCACCGCGTCGGTGTGGTAGCCGGCGTCGATGACGACCAGCGAGGCGGGGAAGTACAGCGGGTTGGGACCGGCGGTGACCCAGTCCCGCTCGATCAGGCCGTCGAGGTGCTGGTAGGCCTCGGCCTGCTCGGTGTCGCCGGACTCGATGCGGGACTCCTGGAGCAGCCACGCCTCGAACATATGGCCGTAACCGATCGCCGCGTACCAGAAATAGTCGCCCATCACGTCGATCGTCAGGACCACCGCCTGGACGCCCGGCGGCACGAAGCCGTCCCGATAGCTCTGGTCGATGTGATCGCGCAGCGGCTCGAGCGTCGGCTCGTGACGCCGCGCCTCCCACGTCTCGGCCGCTTCGTTGTTGCGCCAGTCCTCCAGCAGCGTGGTGTCACCGGCCTTGACGGCGTTTTGGGCGGCGACGAAGCCGGCCACAACATCGCCGATCGTCGTGACCACCGGGTGCAAGAGCCACGACGGGATCCGGACGCTGTGATGCTTGCGCGGCGGGACGTGCTCGCCGCGATATCCGTCGGGCATACAGATCATGCCATCGTCATCGATCCAGCCTTCCTCGGGACACCATTGGCCGGCAGCCATCGATCGCCAGCGCTGGTACTCGGTCCAGGTCGCGCCGCACGTCGGGCAGCAGTACCGCGCGTGACGACCGTCCTTGTAGGCCTCCGGATCCAGGAACTTGCCGTCCTTGTCGCGGTCGATCTTGATGTGCTCGAAACTGTTGCGGTGGTGCTTACCACAATGGACGCATTTCGGCCACCACTGACAGCGATCGCCCGCCTCGTATTCGAGGTCGAACCGCGAGCCCTTCTTTTTCGGCGAGCTGGTGACAACCTCTTTCCACCGCCCGCGAAAGCCACGCGTGCGCCGCTTGATCAGGGTGAGATAATCGACGTCGCCGGTGTCGATCGCGTGCAGGGCCGCCTCGTCGATCCAGATGTACCGCAGGGACACATCGCTGAGCACCACCGGCGAACCGGCCCAGCCGATGTAGAGCATCATGTTGTCCAGGACCGTTTCTTTGCCTATATTGAAGTTCTCGATCTTGCCGCCCAGATGGCGCAGCAACGAGTCGTTGGCCTCGAACATCGGCTTGAGCCGGCCGGCCAGGCGCCGCTCCAGCGTCTCCTTGGTCGGCATCACCAGCATGCCCGGGCCGGGATCGCAGTCAACCACATACCCCATCGTGCCGTTGAGGAAGATCGTCTTGCCGCCCTGGGTGCAGGCCTGCAGCGTGATCTGCTCGCTGAACTCGTCGGTGAACCAAACCATCGGCTCGAGCAAATACGGCACGTAGTCCCGCTTCCATTGGCCCGGCAACGCCTCGCTGCGGGCCGGCAAGGTGTAATGGCCCTCCATCCAGTCGGGCAGGCTCGGCCGGGCGTGGGGACGCAGGATCTCCGCCACCTCAGCCGGCATGGGGAGCAGGGCGAGGGACGGGGATGATTGATTATTGATGATTGATGATTGAGCCATGCGTCCTAGCGGCCCTCGATGTTTCACGTGTCCTCCGCGAACGTCTCGGCGGCAAGAACCACGTTAGGGTGAGTTGTTTTGCACTTCGCTGAAAAGAACCAGGCTACATCTGTGACGACGCCACTGACCTGACCCCGTCTCCCCGGTATGTGCGGCAACTGAAGAAAGAATATATTCCCCACCCGCGGAAGACACGGGGCGGTGGCGACAAACTCATATGCTTCAGGTCCTGCCGGGTGATCGTCTAACTCCAGACAAAAGCTTATTCGCATAACGCCACCTCTTGAGCAAGGTAATGAATCACTTGGCTCACCACGCACGTTCTTTCATCCAGTCACTCAGCGGGAAGCGGTCATTGGGCATCCAATCGTCGGGTCGCTCTATGTAGAACCGCCATTCAGGATCCTCGCCGAACTCGGGCCATTCCGTGAGTACGGCGTCCAGAACATCCGCTTCATTCTTGGCCTTGACTGCGATGCACAGCGTGGCCGCCTCCTCTTCTTCGGTGATCTGAGTGTACCCTGAACACCACCATCCCAGTATTCGCTCATCGGGAGGGTAATGAATCGGGCGATAGTCTGGGCTTTCAGAGAGAATGCTGACCCAGAACTTCTTTGGTGGCATATTACCCAAAGCCTCCACCGTTTCCTCTGCGGTCTCGGTGTTCCCGCCGCCCAATACGCTGTCGTTGTGGTCCGCTACGCTCTCAGCCAGTCCAGCTTCTGTGTTCCCATACTGATACGATCGCAAGGCGCTGGTTGAGGCAGTCAGTGCCTTGTCCAATTTGTTCACCAGTTCGATCGCCTCTCGCTTGTAGCACCTGCACTCATCGATAACATAATGCCCCGTGTCCTTCATGGGGCAATCATTGGCACAACCCATGTCCGACTCGATCGCCTCAATCAATGTCTCTATGTCCATTGCGTCAACCTTTCAGCTTCCGGTGCGTCAAGTGATTCATTGCCCTTGAGCAAATAGGTCATCCACGCCGGCCAGGAAGCTCTCGTCGACGTCGTCGGTGGTCAGCGTTCGACCGTTGGCCATCGTAAACTTGAAATCCATACAGCCCGGTCCGAGAGTGACACCCTCGACGCCTTTGTCCTTGAGCAGTTGCGGAACGGGCGGCCCGGTGATTGTCATCACCAGAGGCTTAATCTCTTGGCCACGAAAGAAGAGACGGCAAGCGCTGACGCCGATCGGGCTCGTCTTCGCCGCCGCGACCGGCAACGCCGGAGCGACCGCCGTCAGGCCGCACAACTTGAGAAACGCTCGTCTGTTCATTGGTTGCTCCTTCGCCGCTTAGCCCTTGCTTCTTGCCATCTGTAGCAACCGAACGGTTTGCCTACGATGCTCGATATCGCCCGGCATGATTGGCACGGCCTGTCGCTCCACTGATGTGGGTCCTCTTGCATGATGCGGAGCACCACCTCCATCAGCACACTCGCCGTCTTCTGCTCGTCCTCTTCGAGGGGCGGCCTCGCGGCGTCGCTCTTGGTCGTTCCCATGTCATTCCCTTTCCGGGCGGGCACGGGGGCCCGCCCCTACGAGAAACGTTGGATTATCCGCGTGCCCGGGATGGGTCGCCTCACTACTGTCGGCCCCGCCGGCTTCGGCCAGGGCCGTTACGATCTGCTGGTAGAGATCCGCGACGGCCGGGTCGATCGTCACCGTCGCCGGCGGCTCGGCCAGGGCGCGGCGGAGCTTGCGGAAGACCTTGCCCAACTCCATCGTCACTTCCTCGTCGGTCCGGCCGGCCAGGCGATGGCCCAGCTCGACCGCCGTCTGGCGGCTCAGGGTATTGACGATGAACTGCGTGGCGGCGATCCAATGCTCGATCACTTCCTCACGCCGCCAGAGCCGCCCTTCCAACTCGCCGACCTCCAGCTCCACCTTGCGGCCCTTGGCCAGTTGCATCCGGTTCAGACCCCCGGGCAGCGTCGTCTTGGGCCCGGCGGTCAGCAGTTTGTCTTCCAGGTACTTGCGGTACCACGGCAGGACGTCACGCAGGTTGTAGCTGCCGTCGGCGTTGCGGGGCAGGCCCTTGGAAACGTACCATTCGTGCAGGGCCTGGCGCGAAACGCCGAACAGGGCCGTCAGGTCCTTCTGAGGGACCCGGGCGATGTCGGTGCCGACCGGCGGCCCGGGCTGCCCTTCGGTCCGGTCGCGAAACAGCCGCTCGATCCGGTTGATGCCGGTGGCGCTGATGTCGCCGTTGGCCACGGCCTTGAGGTACCCGGCCTGGATCGTCATATCGACGGCGATCGTCGCCTCCTCCCAGATGTCACGGACCACGCCGTCGGTCTTGATCAGGTCGCGCAGGGCCGTCGGCTCCATGCCGATCTTGCGGGCGATGTGGCTGACGGTGGCGCCGGACTCGGCATAGCGCTGGATCCGCCGCAGAAACTGGCCCCGCTCCCAGGACGCGGCCAGGACGGGATAGGTCGCCAGGCACTCCTCCAGGTCCGGCTCACACTCGATCGCACCGGCGGCGGCGACGATCGACTCGAACTTCAACCCCGCCGCCCGCACCCGCTGGGCCGAAACCGGCAGCGCCTTCTTGCGCTTGCGCCGCTTGGCCTTCTTGGCTGTCTTCTTCCTGACGGTCTTCTTCGCCGCCTTCGTCGTCTTCGATCGGGCCGCCGTCATTCGAACAGCCCCCGCTGCCCGGCCCGCCGCTCGGCGACCGGCACACCCGTCTCGACCGCCGCCAGACGCTGGCGGGCGATCTCGCAGTATTCCCCGGAAACCTCGATCCCTATGTAGTTGCGACCGAGCATCTTGGCGGCCACACAGGTCGTGCCGCTTCCACAGAAGGGGACGACAACAGTTCCACCGGGCGGACAGGCATATTCAATCAGCGGGCGCACCATATCCAAGGGTTTCTGCGTCGGGTGCAGCGCCGTACCGTGACAACTGCGCACATGCAATACCGACCGCATCAGAAGCGGTCCACCGTCCTGCGATTCATACGCCCTATCGCCAATGCGCCGGAGGTGCTGGGGTTTGCACGTCCGCCGCAGCGTTCGTTTCGTTGCGCCCCTCGTGAATACCGGCTTGTGGTAGATCGCCAACCACCGGCCGCGATAAAAATGGGCCACCTGCTCGTGGACGCGGCGAAAACGGTCCGCATGAAAATTGCTACCGTTGTGTTTCTCCCACACCAGGTCCTGACTCAGCTTCCAGTCGACCAGTTCATCCCACATGGCTACGAATGCTCGTAAGGACCCGAACACCCACATCGATCGTGTCGGCATGACCGCCGGCCAGCCCGCCACCGGCCGGTCCCATTGTAGGGATGTCTGCGCATACGGCGGATCCACCACACCCAGATCTACTGAGTTCTCCGGCCAGTCGGCCATCACCGCCCGGCAGTCGCCCTGAATGATTTGGTTGATGGGAAGTGTGCTCATAGAATTCCTACTTGCGGCGGCCATCTGGTTTCAGGAGCGTCCGCACGGTCTGGCCGACCAGGCGCAGCGAGAGGATCCGGTAGCGCATGCCTTGGTGGTCTACGACGTCGCCCGGCCCCGCTGGGCGCCGGCGGTCGTACGGCTTCTTCCATATCTCGGCACCGCTGGGGTCGACGGCGATTTCGGTCAGTTCGGTTGTCACGCTCTCGGCTCCTTTCTCCATTTCCAGACGCCCTCGATCGCCAGGGCCAGGAACGCCAGGTCGCGGATGAGCAGACTGGTCATCCCGGCGTCGGCGTGCAGCAGCGCCGACAGGGAATTGCTGACCATCCAGAGATAGAAGCACGCGATCAGGCGGCGGTTGTTGAGGATCACGCCGGCGATCGCCAGGACGGTCGCGACGCCGCCGATGATTTCGATCGTGCCGGGTGTCATGCGATCTCTCCCAGGGCCCGGGCGGCGGCTTCCAGGGTCGCGACGATCCCGTGCTTGGGGCCCTCCACGGCGCACCGCCGCCGATACTCGCTCTGGAGGCTGCGGAGCTGTTGGTTGGTCATGCCCTGCACCCGGGCCGCTGCTCGCGACTTGGCTTGGGCGAAGGCATCGTCGTGTTGGTCGACCATTTCTGTCCCTTTCTGCGTCACTTGACGCCGTAGCGATGGCGGCGGTCCCAGCGACGACCGCGCGTCCAGTCCATCATCCCGGCGCGGATCACCTGGGGCCGGTGGTCGAGGCGCTGATCGCGGCGGCGACTGGCCCGACCGGGCGGCCAGTACCGCACGCCATCGCCGGCCATTACCGCGCCGAGGAACCGACGCATGACACCGTGACGCTCCTGACGCAACTGGGCCTGCTCGTACGACTCGACCGAAACACTGGGCCAGGAGACCGCAGAAGTAGTGTCCACTGCCCACAGTTCGCCCTCGAACACCAGGACCGTTGTCCCGCCGACCTGGTAGGCCGTCCACGCTGCAGAAATTGTCGAACATCATGACGTCAAGCCCTCCAAGACTGCCCAATTCCAACCCGAGAGGTCCTCTGGCGGCCTCTCCATGTCACGACCCCCGCCGGAGCCGCTGTAACTACAGCCCCGACAGCACCTTGCGTAAGTAAAGCACCAAAAAAAAATCTCAAACACCTCCACTTTTGCCAGTTCGCCTAGC